TTGATAAGCTAATTCAGAATTTACACCAGCATGTATAACTGTCTCTTGTGTTCCTGAGACCATAACAGGTTTGTATGAAATCTGTGTATAGTTGAGAACACGAGTTGTTGCTGACATTGCTGCATTAGGTGAATCATCACCCTCTATTTGTGCGTTTGAAGCAGGTGATGCTAAAGAATCAGTTTGCCATTCATGTTTTGTGAATGTTGCATTTCCTGTACCAATACTTGACATAAATGGAGTATCAGTTGGAGTAATATTATAAATAATATTCTGCAAATCTTCTCTGTTTCCCACAGCATCATAAGTTTCAAATGTATTTGTTAATTGTGCCATTTGTATTACACCTCTGTGTTAAAAGTTTAGTATTAAGACAACAGGCTTTCAATGAGCTTTGAGGCATCATTGACATGTCCTGTTCTTTTTAGTCTTTGCCTTTGTTGCTTCACTTTCTCTGATGCGACCTCAGTTTTAGATGTACCTGCTCCCGGTTTAGTAACTTTAGGTACTGTCTTTTGCTTTTTAGTTTGAATTTTTTGACTAACTAATTTGTCATATAACATAGCTTTGTATAACATTTCAATGCTCCTTGCGTCGATTAATCCGTCGAGTTCTTGTTGTGTAAACCCTCTTTCTTGTGCATAGTTTTTAACATTTTGTTTAACTTCTGCTCCTTTTTCAGGGTCTGCCCATTGTGGAACACGAACGATTAAATCGTCGTAATTGACTTTTTTTACTTCTTCAAATTTTTTCAACTGTTCTTGTTGGAACTTTAGAGTTTCACGTTGTTGCTCTTCTTGACTTGCTCTTATGTTTTCTTGCAAATCTCTATAAGCATCACGTTTACTCATATATTCCATTGGGTCTTCTGCCTTGAGTTTTTCCCAATCAATGCTCTTGAAAGCATCTAGCTTACTTTTGCTTTGATTGCCAAATTGTTCAAGTTGAGAAATATATCGCTGTCTTTCTTGTTGAGTCGTAGCTAATTCATCATCAGCTTTTTTACGTTGCTCTGCCAATACTTGACTTTTTCGTGTGTAATCAGCTTGTCTACTATACCCTGCTAGAAGCTCGTCTTCCGTGACCTGAGTGTCCTTACCATCAATTTTAACAGTATACAACTTAGGTTGGTCTTCTTCTTCTTGTAAAGTATCTTCAACTAAATCGTCAACAGTCAATCCGTCAGGATTATCTGTTGCTTCCTCAACTGATTCGGCAACTTCCATTGCCTCTTCAGAAACTAAATCCTCAGTTTCTGGTTGCATTTCTTGCTCTTCAGCTTGTTCCGTTGCTGGAGACTGTAATTGAGCCATCAATGCTTCTTGTGCAGACCTTACGTCTGTTACAGGAATTCCTTTATTCTTGCTTTCTGTAACGGGAATATTATCGTTTGGAGTAGGTTTGTTTATTTTAGCCATCGTTTTTTACCTCTTCTTCTAATATTTTTCCGTTATCTATAGCATTTACCAAAACTTGTTTTACTCTCATAAGTCCAACTTGTGCATGATAAATTGCTTCTCTCTCCTCTTTTTGGTCTATATTAGTTGTCATCCATTTTTGATATCCGTCATTTAATATATCATTAAATGCTTTTACCAACATTGGATGTTCTAATAACATTTTTGCTTCTTTTCCATCAGCAATTTGTTTTTGTTTTTCAGTCATGTTTTCTCCTTTGATTCTATCTGCTTATGCAGGTGTAGTTATTCGTTAGGTTTTATTTTTTCTAGTAATGTTTCTTCACTCCAATAGTGAGGAATCTTTTTGCTGCCTCTAAGATATCCACGTATGTCGTTAGGCTTGTGACCTGTTAACATAAACATCTCTTCAACAGAAATTCTGTTTTTTAGCATTAGACTTTGTAAATCATTTGCTGTTAATGGTGAATTACCAAAATAACTTTTTACGTTTTTGCGTACGATGGTCTTGGTCCTCTGTTTGATTTTGCTTGTTTTCTTGCAACTGCAGCACGTCTTTTACCTTTAGACATGCTTCTAGCTTTAGCTAGAGGCACACATTTTGGGTACTTTTTTCTTTTCTCACCCTTTGACCTACCACAAGGTGGAAACGAGCCGTCAGAACGTCTATTAGCAATATCTACCCATTTATCTTTGACCCATTGTCTAAGTCCTTTTTTTCTTGGCATTTTTCTTTGGTTTTATTCGACCTGAACAAACGCCTGATGCATACATATTTGCATAAGCACTTGGGTAAACTTTAAATTTTCTTTTTGCAGCAGCTTTGCCTTTAGCACATAATTTAGCCATATCTACCACCTTTTTGTTTTCTTAACACACCTCTACCCATAAGGATGTCAGCTTGTGTTACTTTTCCATCTTTGTTTAAGTCAGGAAAAGTTTTTTTCTTTTTCTTTTTCATTATGATTTTGCTACCTTTTTTGCTCTATCTGATAAATCTTTAAAATGAACTACTTGTTTTGAGTTTTTGTTATGTGATTTACCTGTGTGAATTTGTCCATTAGGCATTTTATGCACATTGCCTTTATATTCTTTGCCAGTTTTAAAATAGTGTTTAGTTTTAGCTCCCATTAACAACTCCCCATTTTTTTCTTTTTCTTTTTGTTTTTATTTTGATTTTTTTTGTTACTTTTTTTATTTCCGTAGCCGTATGCCATTATAATAACCTCAATATGTCGTTAAATTTATCACTCATTAAAACAAAAACAGCGATTGCTCCGTAACCAATATGTTTAAATTTTAATACTTCTGATTTAATGTGTTTTACATCAACTTTTAAATCTTCTATATCTTTTTCTATATGAGTAAGATGATTTGATTTAATTACATTAATTTCTTTTTTAAGTAATTCTA